AGCATCAATACCACCTGTAGGTGCAGCATCGATGTAAATTGTTGGTGGATTGCTGTATCCTATACCACCATCAGTGATTGTAATAGATGCACCATTTAAACGACCCTCACCATCGATGGTGGGATCTGTAAGAATAGCACCACTTGGGTTTACAAAGGTAATAGCAGGTATGAAATCATATCCAGAACCTGAATTAGTAATCTTAATAGACGAAACTGTTCCAGTTACATCATCTACCTCAATAGTAGCAATAGCACCAGATCCATTAACCAAATCAGATGGTTGTGTGATCTTAACTTTCGGTGGGTTATATGAAGTATAACCTTGACCTCCATTAATTAGTTTTATATCTTTTATTCCAGCGACTAATGTCCTTGCTGCTGCACCAGTACCTTTTGAGGTGCTAGATGCGATAGCAACCTTAGGAGCAAAGTTCAGTTTATAACCTTTACCACCATCCTTAACGTTAATTGCCTCAATTTCACCATTTACACCAACACTAGTAACTGCATGTGCACCAGTACCAAAGGAAGCAGACACATATTCGATAGAACGGATATGGAAATTGTCCTGATTGGTGATATTGACAAAAAACTTAATTTTACTATTGTTATCAGTTAACACATAGTCAATATATGGTTTCTGAAGGAGACCATTACGGTTGACAATCAAACCAATTTCTGAAATTGGGGAATATGGAAGACTCTCATAGCTTAATGCCATGGAATCATCACCAGCAGTATCAAATACGTTAGGATAAGTTAATTCCTTAACGATAGCATCTGCAAAACCGATATAATATACAATCTGACATGATCCAACTGAGTCAGTACCAATCCTTGCTCTAGGTGGATTAGTAAATGTGATATCACTACCACTAATTGAGTAATCAACACCAGGAATCATGCTGACATTAAAAACTGTAACTGCAAGGTGTTCAGCAGAAACAGGTGATACAGGGGTGCCTAGGAAATTAAGAGGGAATGTAGTTCTAACTCCATCAAATTCCTGAATTGGATTTTCTAGTTCTTGTCTTTTCTTATTAAATTCTTCTAATGATAGTCCTGGAGTGAGGATAGCATCAGGACCACGGACTGTGTTCTCGTAATATATTACTTCATTATCGATCATCACAGATCCATCACGATCCATGAATCCATCGATGGATTCTACTTCGATTAATGTATTTGTTGTGTCAACTTCTTTAATTAAAACTGTAGTTGATGCTAAGACCTTCTGGTCATACTCATCTAAGTCCAAATAATTGAGAAGATTATTTAGAATATTGTATGGACGACCTGTCTTCTCTTGAGACTTGTAGTACTCAAATAAGAAATTGACAAATTGATCATCCTCTTCTCTGATAAAGGCAGGAAGTTGATTCTCAACCCTATCAGAAATATTTACTGTTTTTGCAAACATTTATCTTAGAAACACGTCGTGACTTCGGGATACGTAAATGCATCCACTGGGTATTCGATAATATTTATTGGGGTCCCACCATAGCTCCAACCGCTAAAGTTATTAGGGTCGAAGTTGCTGACAGTTGTTGGATTAGTAACAAAGTCAATAGGATAAACTTCTGGGTTAAAGATCGTAGGATCAACTCCAGGAGGAATAATAATAGAATCAGTAGTAGGATGAACCACTACAGGAATTCTTGTCGTACCATCACCAGTATCTGCCACATTCAGAGGACCTACACAAACAATACCTTGACCGTAGTCAATAGTACCAATACTTGCATTCAGTACAACCTCTTTCTCATTACGAGTAGCAACTAACAATAAGTTACCTTTACCATCATCTCTGATATTTACAGGGACTAGAACCTCAGTTGTCCTTGTACCAGAGGAATAGATTACTTCGTCTGCTGGTGTTGCAGTTTCATATGCAGTCTCACCAGAAGCCACTAAGTCAGCAAGATTCTCCGTATATCCAGTAGCATAGAACTTACCAGACTTCATGGAAGAGAATTTAGGTGGACAGGTAGAATCTCCTGCGGAATTACCACCAGTATCACTTGGGTTAGTAATAGGATTACCAAAATCAAGACATTGGGTAAAGATGTTACCGAAAGTGAATTGATCAAGGTTTTGGCCCATAGTAAACTGTGTGGTACTACCACTAATGGCATCATCAGAAGCATCAACCATGGAATTAAACTTAGATGCTTCTATACGATCACCAAATCTACCGTCTCTATTTTGTGTGTTAAATTTGTCAATTGATTTTAAGATTTCCGTTCCCAACTCATTCGCTGATCTAGAAGTCTCGTTACCATTAAAGAATGGATAGACTTTAGGTACAACATAGAAGATACGTGGGTCAACGATGACTGGCTCAATTGATGCCATCGAATACTTCAGTAGTTGGTTCTTAATACGAGTCTTAGTCGTAGTGTTTAGGTTTACACCTGACTTAGAACGAACTGCTATGTAAACTTTACCGTAAATAGGGGGATTTAATTTCTCACCACCGTAAGCAGTTACAGCAGCTGCTTGGGGGTATAGGTCTGAGACGATATAAGCATAATCATCTTCCGTTACTGCCCTATTCTGGGTCGAGAATGACCTAGGAGCACGGAATTTGACAGATAATGCACTTTCTCTCTCAGCACCATCCTCCGAACTGTCTATAGTCCCTAGGGACATGCTAGAAGGGGATATAGGACGGTCTGAAGAGTCAGTTGCTTGACCAATGAAGGAGAATTTAGTACATCCATTAGCAGCATCACCAGATGTTACAACATACTTGAGTATGATGAACTCATTATCGATTAATTTACGTCCAAGAACACCATCTCCGAAGATTACCTTGTATCTAAGGTCTTCAGTTTCCTCTAAAAAGTAGTTTCTGGAGGTAGATGTCAAATCTACGACGTTTGTAGACAAAGAATACTCATCAACTTCGACTGATTGCTCTGTTGGCTTAACAGAAACGGTCAAAATCTCAGTATCTACGTTTTCTGCAGGTATAACGAAGTCCTGTTTCTGAGTATCATCAACAGTATAGTGATATGAAAGCAAGTTTCCCTGATAAACGATCATTTTAGAGAAAGTTGCAAGACCAGTATTCTGATCAACTGATGTTTGAGTGTCTTTTAACAAGCAAAATGGATATGTGTCCGTATTATTTCTAGAAATGAAGACATCACCCTTCTTAATTGTTACAGTATCAGGGTAAGTTTGTCCTCCAGGCAGTGTTGCACACTGTATTACCATTTGTACACACCCTCTTGCCGCTTTTATCGACTTGGGTGTATAATTTAATTGCTTTGCAATCCGAACAATGTTATCCCTTACGGTTGCAGACTCCAAAAATGCCTCATTCATCGCCATGTTAGCGTTAAATGAAGTATAGTAAGTATTATATGCTAAAGTATCGATCAAATATGACGCAGAAGATCCCTCAAAATCATAATCTGAAAACTCAGCACGTGTACGCAAGTAAGATTTGATCGATTCCTTGATCTCAAAGAAATCTAGCGAGGTTAATTCTGATGGAATCGCAGGCATTTTAGGTTCGTTCTAATAGGAACTCGATATTCTGGACTTGTGCTTGACCTACTATTTTATACTGAACAGCAACGTCAATGTCATTAGTAATTGATGAGCTCTCTGGAGCACTCACCACTACTGAAACAGTCTCAACACGAGGTTCCAGTCGTTCTATAGTATTCTTAATTTCATCCCGAAGATCCTCTTGTAGGAACACATCAAACGGTTCGAATAACATTTGAGTAACCCTAGATCCAATTTCATTTTGGAAAGGTCTCTCACCGAAATTTGTAAGCACTAGGTTTCGGACGGACTGTTTTATGGCATTGTCATTAGTAACAGTGCTAAAATCCTTGGTGTTTGGGTTCGCTTTAAATGAAACAGCGAAGTCCTTAAACGTTCTAGAGAAAAATTTCTCTGACCTAAACCTATAAGCAGGCATTATTCGTGGTTATTACTCACTTTATCTTTTATTTATCACACTTTGTAGAAAGTATAGTTTAAGAACAGTTCTTCACCCTTCTTAATTGCTTTAATAGTTCTCATATGATATATCTTTCCCCAATCTTCTTCTTCATAAACCTTGATACAATTAGGTTCTTCACTGTGATTCACAAAACCACCCAAAGGTGTCCTCATAATCTCTTCATCTACTACAACATGTGATATACCAAGATACACATCATCTGGTATATCTTGTGTAGCAAACAAGCCCTGTCCTGCGACAGAGCTATCTTTCACATGTAAACAATATGGCAGTGCCTTGTACATTATCTACCCTGCCCTCTGTACTTCTTTTTAGCACCATTTCTAGAAGTAGCAGCATACTTTGTGTTCTTACTAGTACCTTGCCGAGTCATCTTCGGTGTGGATACTACGTAATTACCAGTTCCCCATGCGCCTGATGGTGATTTTGCCATAATAATCTCTAACTTTTAAGATGATAACACATTTGGACTTCCATATGCAACTACAGATGAACAAGGATAACTAAATCCTGGGAATCCGATGCCCAATGGATCCAAAATTCTACCTATTGGTAGCTTGGTACAGTATGTAGCGAAGGTAGTGGCCCATAAGAACCTCATATGACCTATACCCATGTCCTCAATTGTCAATGCCGAGCAGGGAATTGGTGTTGGAATAGGGCACATTGCCTTTCCACAAGGACATATGTATATGATTATGTTAGTACACGGTGATGGATGGTTAATAAACATATCACCGAAGGTCAAAGTCGGTAGAAAGTTTGTTAATACCGTTGCTTTGAGTGGACTTAATGTCCCAGTGAGTATCATTGGGAAAGGTGGCCACCAGCAAGTGAACTCTTTTATCCTAATTGTGTAAGGAATTGGTGGAGTTCCACATGCCTGTACACTATGTACAGTAGATGGGATGCATATACCATGCCCTGAACACGGCAAGCCCGTGTAAGGTGCGACTGGTAGTAACATTCCATAAGCCATTATTCAGCATGCTCCAAGTTAGTTTCAGGTATTTTAAAGTTAGGATCGTATTCGTCTCGATCTGGATCAGAAGGATCCCATGATACCTTCGCAATCCGCTCTTTTCCTTGATAAGGTTGAGGAGGATTGACAATAGATGTCATTTGACCGAAGACTAGATCACATTCAGTGAAGTAGGGGTTACCTACATTACGTACTGTATCACCAAATACTATGGTTGCACCAGTATTGTAATTTTTAACGTCCATAGTACCATTAGTAGGTCCTAGAATAATCTCAAATTCAGTACAAAGTCTAGGGTTGACTGCTATTGCAGCATCAGAAACAAACTCCAATGCTAAGTTTGTACACAGAGGAGGGTTAGCTATGTAATTAACGTCCCAGTACCCTCCTGTAGCGGTTCTATCGGTGCCTGGAGGAGGATCGGATGGATTGTACCCACAATATGCATTTAATGGTCCATTGGTGTTAGAAACAGTTCTGAGGTAGGTGTCCCAACATTCATTAGGTGGCATGCCATTTACAAGACTTGTATTAACTGTAATGTTAGTATAAGTCTGAGTATACGACTGACCATCGGAACTGTCAACCCAAGTATATGATGTATTG